CTTACCTTGCACCGGTATCAAAAATCGACACTGGTAGCACGAGCAACAATGTATTCACCTTTTTTCCTAACAGGTGTTACGTTGACCGTCTCCGACGATGGTAAGTAATCATACCATCGTTTTGGATACTGCTTGCCCTTTGCCTGGCGTTTTAACCAGACAGAGTAAGCAAGAGCCTCAGCTACCTTACGAGATCGAGGGTATCGATAACGCAAGTAAGCAAAGTTATACCAACCTTGCGTAGACCTACCGACCGGTGATATCCTATCATCCGGAAGGTAGGTACGTGCAAGGCGAAGACCCTCCAGCCCTTTAAGGCCAGAGTCGTCAGGAAAAGAGGAAGGCACAACCTTGACCAGAGGTGTGCATTCTCTCAACCACTCAAAAATTAGCCGGTAAGCATGGCGCTCGTATACGTGCTTAACACACCCGAAGTACAAAATGTACTTCTCTAAAAGTGTGTTAGCCAACACGTAGAGCCACGCCTCAAGGCCGATTCGTGAAGTGGTGGTGGGCCCCCTTATGTACCAGGGGCGCACAGCTCTGCCGTGGAAGAAATCTCCACCGCAGCTTTCTCTGAACGGCTCATCCGAACTGTAAAAGGACTTCTCCGTGTTAATGGTGAAGCCCAGTTCGCCCAGTGTCTTCATGACACGCGGAGCGATATCAGTAGGGATAATGAGGTCATCACCGAAAACGCTGATGTTCTCCCTGTCGCTAGGAAGCGACAGGAGAGAAGCATAACGCCAATGGCGATTAGCCTCAAAGTGAGGGTACACGCGGTGTAACATCGCAGTACCGACACAAACCGACCAAAACACAAGCGTTTCGACAGGGAATGTCGTCGCGTTTCCCATCGTGGCAAAGGCCTGCACGTCGACCCACTGTCCAGAAATGGACATGCGGGGCGAACGCGTCTGGTCTAACCACATGAACCACTTCGGCGGGAACAACAGCCGAACTAGTTCATACGCCACTGTGTCGCTCGCATTAGAGAGATCCAGGGTCGCCAGATGGCGACCAACGGATCCGTAGAATGCTAGCTGTCGATGGCGGTCAGGTAGTGTCTTTACGTCCAAGCCGATTGACTCGAGGCGTCTATACATGATATGCATAAGACCTTGCTGGAGATACATATTTCCAGTAGGTTCCACAGCAATCATGCGCCTTTTGTCTTTCGTCTTTGGAACGGTAGTTGCTCGAGACCCTTCTATGATATGATAGACGACGAGGGATAGGAATCCCTTAGAGGCAGTGAAACACGCCTCGCGGTACGAGGGATCGTACCGGTCATAGCCATCTACCACTGAAGAAGCACGTTGTGTAACAGTCCAAGGGAAAGAGGATTTCCGATTAAGGGAAGTGTCAGAAAAAGGCACCCCCTGCGTAACGCCAGTTGAATGGCGACACGCATCGTAGACCTCATCAACCATGACATCTCTTAGAGCCCAAGCAATAGCATGCTTAGCTCTACGAAGCACGAATCCCAGCTCGTCCCTGTCGTCCAGATGCTTCTCACGAAGCATTTGGTTAACAGAAGCAAGCTGAGAATTCCTAAGAAGGAACGAAGCAAATGCCTCTTCTTCGAGGCCCTGCACGTCTCCTTCTTCTTCGACCTTTTTAAGGGTAGCGTCATGTTGAAGTTTCCGATAGACACCAACGTACCTAGGATCGACTACATCTGTATTGTCGACTTCTAGATCTTGGTTAAGAGCAGAGGAGAGCTTGGTCGCTCTCTCCGCCGGGTCAAAGAACGACTTCATGCAGACCCCTCCAATCGCGTTTCCTTATGTCCCCCAAGGGAGCCATCTCTATGGCACAAATAATGCCTAAGTGATGGTCCTTCAGGGGTACACTAGGTCCGTCGTTTATAGACGGCATGCCGAGGAAGAGAGCAGCAGCCTCAGTGGGCTTTATTTCACTGAAGCATAAAGCGAACCAGTCAAGATAGCAGTAAGCTAACGCTACCTTCCTGGTTAACTTCTTTGGATCACCAAGGCGATGAGCCTCAATGATCTTTGTTGCCTTCCACCTCAACGTAGCCGCCTCTACGGCGAAACTAGATGAGAAAACGAAAGTGGT